CTTTATTGCAGCTGCTTCCTTTTTATTCTTTTCTCTTAATTTTTTATTATCGGCCATGATTATTTCTTATTCCCAAATGCTTGTGACCCGAAGAATGCCGCTACAATACCTGCAACTGCAACGAAGTATGTCGCTGCCATATCTCCAAGAATTTTACTTGCTGAATCTAATCCAAGAAGAACTGCCAATACAACTGCAAATGGATATAGTAACATACCACCGAGAGCAAACCATGCCATCTTTCTTTGGGCATCTCTCATTGCATCTGCATCTTCAAGTTCTTTTCTCTTAAACTCTAAATACATTTTCTGTTCGTCAGGAGTAACATAACCATCACCATTAACATCGGCTGGATGATGTCCACTCCTTTTTAATTCTTCTTCCATTACATTCCTCCTTTTCTATTTTGAGCCCTTATCCTATCATTTTCTTCTTTAATATGATTTTCTAGTAAAGCCAAATATATTTCTCTTTCCCATGGTATCATATTTTCTAATTCAGTTAAACTATATTTATGATGTTGCATCATAGCAAAGTTTGTTTTATAATGATTTACTAGTGAATCATGACAAAGGCCTATGTAAAAAAACTTTGGAGACCTCTTAACTCCATATTATGTTCATGTCCACATTTATTACACTTATATTCTACATCTTTTGCAAGATAAGGTAAATTACTAAACCAATCTGCAATCTTTTTAAACTGACTTGAATTAAGTTCATCAAGAAATTCTGTTAATTCTTTAGTACTACTATCTGACGCTGGATATACATTATCAGCATCAAATATATTTCCAATAGCCGAAGCAATTAAACCTAGAGTCGCCTTTAGTTGTTCTTCTTGAGAAGATTCAGGTTTAATACTTACACTCTCTATCACATCTAGTGATGGGTAGTTAAACTGAACTCCCACCTCATCTGTTACCATTACTATTCTATCTGGGTCGATACCTTGTAGCTCAATCTCTTCTAAATTAAGACTAACTGGTATTGTTTGTTTACATTCTTCACCTTCGCACGGAAACTTCAACTCTACTGTTTCACCCACTGACTTTGCTCTTAATTTTAAAAATAAGAATTCTAAATCAAAGGTAGTTAGATTATTTACATCAATATCATCATACACACATGAGCGTATAACATCCTTTAATGACCTAACAATTAAACCATCATCCTTAGATTCTAGTGCAACCATTAGCAACTTTTCTTCTTTTACTAAGAAAGGTCTATATTCAACCTTCACATTCATACTTGGTATTGTTACCTCATAACGTGAGGAATTTACAATTGGTAGTGCCATAATATTTTATTCTCCTATAATATAATTATGTTATAATATCTCTAGTGCAGAAGTAATACCAGACAATCCTGACTCTACTGCGTCTTCTAGTTTATATTTATCATATGCAAATGTAACAGTAAATGTTCCAATTTCTTCTGAGTCCATAGAGTATTCTATAGGAGAGATAGATATTGGATATGCATTCTCTAACTTTGCGCCATATACAACTTTATCATCTAAATTTAATTGTTGTATTACAACATCTGCGGTATAATTCTTTTTATAATTTAATGTATATGCTTCATCATCAATAATTGAAGATGACCAATCATCAAACATCTTCTTCATATACATATCGTTTGTAAGTAAAAATGTAAATGTAATATCTTCATCAATAAAACCATAAACCATTTTTACTGTTTGTCTTTCCATAGTTACTTCATCAGTACTAAACTGTCTGCCAGGAATACTTGCTGATGTACATAACATAGAAATATCGCGAGGGTCATTAATAAGACTTTTTAAATCAATGCCATCTCCTGAAATTACACTAGTAAAAATTGCACCTGGGTCTATATTCAGTAAACTTTGTTGCGGTGGTGTAAACATAACTTTAAATCTATTTGCCTTTGCAATACCACCACGTTTACCTATTGTTGATTTTAACTTATCTATATTCATTAGGTCTGTCTCGCGATTTTAATAGAGTCCGCCCATATTTTGGATTTCTGACTCTTCTTAAATTGTTCTGTTGGTAAGAAGATTGCAATTTCCCATTCACTCATAGGTACTCTTACCATTCTTGATTTAATATGATTACTTAAGTACATTTTTAAACATGGTCTGAACTCTTTATATTTTCTAGTACTAGAAATTAAATCATAACGTGCTTTCATTAATCTTGACTTATCAGTAATCTTTCCTGCTGATAGTTTCATCAATTCATCTAAAAACTTAGCACGTATATCGGGTCTTAAGTAATGTAAGTTTAATCCTAAGAACCCACCCTTTCTTTGTTCTATTAAAAGAACTAAAGGGAATCTATCATAATAAGGCAAAGTCTTTTTATGTTTAGGGTCATAGAAATACATATACATTGAACCTCTTAATTCTCTTGTAGTAGGTTCTAGTGCATCATCTTTTAATAAAGCCCTTCTGTCAGGGGTCTTCATATCTTCAATCTTATCACGAAACCACTTCTGAGACTTTTTAGTCCTAGCAGTTATGCCAGCCTTAAATGCCTGAGCCTGTAGTGTATCGAATAATGATGCCATAAAGTTTTTCTCCTGTATAAGTATTTATATCAACTTTTCAGTAGTTTGATACCTAGATTGCCTAAAGTATCTTCAGTCCATACTTGAAACTTCCATCCTTTATGGTCTGCATATTGTTGTGCTGCTTCCCATTTAGATTGATTCTTAATGTATGTCATAACCTCATTGATATATCTTTTAGTCTTACGAGAGGGCTTTTTTGGGGGTGATGTTTCTTTCTTTGGTTTAATTTCAACCAAGATGATTTCTTTATTATCTAATTCTATTAATAAGTCAACATAATATCTATGCAACTTATTGTCAGTCTTACATTTATAGGGAATAACTATCTCTTCACTATTCCATCTCTTTACTTTAGGGTTACTCTCACACCACTTGAATGCTTGTCTTTCCCATAATGAACGATAAACTACACTGGATGCATCACCCAGATATTTATCTTTACGTTTAATTGTATATTTCCCTCTATAAGCCATTATAAATACTCTATATGTTAGTTAATAATATAAGTATTTATACGGAGTAAAAAGATGGCCACAGATGATAAAAGTAACTCAGCAAAACCCCTTGTATTTCCTACAAGACTGCCGGTTGATGAGGAAGATGCATCCTTTGTTAGAATGGTAATAAAAAACATATCTGGTAATGTTTTAAAGACAATAAATATGTTTATACCAAGTGGATTTACCCTAGAAGATAGTGCTAACTTTGGCACAATGAATTTTGGTACTATTGATGCTGTTAAGAGTTTTAGTAAAGATTATGGTGATGATGCTGATGCGGCAAAGGCAAAACTTACAGAAAGTAAAGGTGAATCTTTAGCAATTGGTGCAGCAGTTATTAATAAATTATTTGCCGGTGCTGGTGAATCCGCAATGGTTGCATCTGCAAAGGCAGGAGTTGTATTAAATACTAAAGCTACGGCAACGTTTGAAGATATGGGGGTTAGAACTTTTTCCTTTACATTTAAAATGGTTCCAGAAGATGACAAAGATAGTAAGGCAATGAAAGATATAGAAAAGATGCTTAGAGAATATATGTACCCTCAAATACTTGCCAATGTTGCAGTTTCATACCCACCAAGGTTTAAAGTTACTTTTAGAAGAGGAAGTAAGATTGATAATTATATGCCTTTAATGCATGATGCATATCTAACTGGTATGTCAACTACATATAATGAAAACAGTAATATGTTTTATAAAGGGACTGGAGCTCCTACAGATGTAACTATTCAGTTATCATTTCAAGAGACAAGACAATTAACTAGGGGTGATATAAAATTAATGGAAGATGAGAGACTTAAAGATAATGAAGGAGATGAATAATGAATTATTTTAAATTATTTCCTACAGTAGGATATGATGTTAATAGAACAGGTACTCAACAAGATGTAGTTGATATCTATAGACAAGTAAGACCTATAGGTGATAGACTTGACCAATTATATTCCTACACAACCTATACAGTACAAGATGGAGAAAGACCAGATATTGTTTCTCAAATATTATATGGAACACCAAAATATTATTGGACTTTTTTCGTAGTAAATAATTTCTTACATGATGGATATAAAGTCTGGCCAATGAGTACTAGAATGTTAGAAGATTATATTGAAAAAGAATTTAATGGGTGGGCAGTTGCCTCTAACCCAGTACCAGATGTAG